GAACCACGGCTGGAATAGATTGTAATTCCTCCGATAGAACTGCTCGAAGCTGGAATCCATGATGTAGGTCTCCGAGAAGTCCCCTGGCCCACGAGTGCATCGTCCGCAAGCCTGCTGGATGGCCGTCGCTACCCTCACATCTTCGAAATGTAAATCGTTTTGCAGCGGCTTGTCTTTCGCCTCCCTGGCCAGCATCCAGTCGTCACCCCGAAATCCAAAAGGAATCTTTGCTATTATATTCAGAGGATACTTTTCGCCCGCTAAATCAAGTCCCTCCTCGCAGGCCACGGCCATCAGAGCTACGTCCTCGAGATCCATCCAGGCCTGAATAGATCCTTCCCGGTCCTTCGGCTCAACCCACTTGCACCTGACCCCTTCATCATATAGAATATTGCCAATCCGATCAGCAATTTTGTAAGAATGACAATGCACTATTGTATTCTTATGATGCTTTTTGTGCAGCTCCGCTATGCGGATTGCCATTTTTTCCATCGTCGCCTCACGACTGGCAACATTCATCTTTCCAATCGGCTCAAAATAAACCATCCTCCGCTCGACAGGTATCGGATGAGGCGCAATCACCTGCGCGTACCCTGGAGGCGCGAGGAGCTGGGTGTTTGGCGTGCCGGATGCCAGAATGACGACCTCAGTGTTCATGATCAGCTCCTGGAAGGCCTGCCGTCCGCTCATCATCCGAAAAGTGCGGTCCTTGGTGATGATGAAACTGTCCGGCGCTTCCTCCGCCATCCGCAAAACGCCTCGCGCCTTCTCACAGATCCTGTTGAGCCTCACGAGTTCCTTCGCGATCTTGCTGGCTTTCTCATCATCAAATGGTTTCAGCTTTCGTGATGCGTGGACCTCGAAAGCCTTCGCGAGCCCAACCTGCGTCCGCTCGACCGGCTCATCATCCAGGATCTGGCCGGAAAAAACTTTCTCAAGTTTCGTCTCGGCCTTCATGATCTCCAGCTCGACACGGTTGATCCATAGTCTAGTAGACTCTACCAGATCTTTGATGTCAACCGCTTCTGGGATACCTATTTCGGACTGATTGATTAGCTTCTCCTCCAGGCCTTGCGACTCATCGACTATGAGAATAGAAGGCTTCTGGATGGATCGATCAACCAAAATTTTGTCGCGTGTGGCTGCGCCTAGATCCGCCGCGAGAAACCTGTCCTTCTGGGCTTGGTATTCGCAATGTGGGCAGGTCTTGCGCCTCTCCTTGGACGGCACCGGGCAGTCCACCGCCAGGCCGCTCTTGGCTTTGCTACATCGATAATTCGCCCTTCCAAGCAGAGAAACTATGCCTAGCTTATCGTCGTTGGCTAGCTGCCCTACGAGTCCCTTCTGGGGCGTCGTATAGATCGCGTTCCATCCCTCGTTCTCTGCGATCAGTGCCCGGCAAAAAACCGTTAGCATCAAGCTCTTGCCCGTGCCCGTGGGCGAATTCAATTCTATGATCCTCTCGCCTTCCCTGGCCCGCTCCAGGAGCGCCTCGATAGTCGCGGCTTGCCCTGGCCGAAAGGAAGGATAGGGATTGAGATCTTCAATGGTCGACAACGTATTGCCCTCCAGCCGCCAGGGAACGGATCGCATCGCTGAGCGATGCCCTTATTCCGCGTTTCTTCATTTCGTCTCTTTCTTTCGCAATAATTCGATATGCGTCGTCATCAATATTTACTTGTGGCATACTTGATGATATGGGTTATTAGTATTTATAACTTATCGTTAAAGATATACCGAAACACTTAAATACTCGTGAGTGTATGGTAGTGGTGTCGATGGCGCGGCCTGGTTTCGGGCCGAGAAAGGCCGAAGACGAAAAGGAGATGAAAAGAAATGACAGTATTCGACGAAATGGAAAAGGACGCAGAGCAGACAGGATTTTGGAAGCCCGTTGTCGGAATGGTCAACAAAATCAGGATCATTACCGATCCCGTGAAAGGCCAAACAGCATTCAAGACTGGTGAGCAGCGGGATCAGTACCAATTCCTGGTAGCTACCGCTGAGAACCCTAAGCAGCCGGTGCTTTGGGGAGTCATGGCCAAAGGAGCACTTCAGCAAATTGTTGCCATTGTCAAGGCCAACAAGCTCCCCAGCCTGGTCGGGGCTACCCTCCAAGTCATGGTGACGGGCGAGGGAATGAACCGGAAGTATGTGATCCTGCCAGTCGAGCTGCCCACGCCGGCCAATCAGGCGGCCATCGCCCAGGAGTTCCCCCTAGCGACCCTGCAAAAAGAATTCCCGAAGCTTTGGGGGCTGGGCACAATCCCGCCCGCCTAAGGAGGGAAAATGTGCAATGGCATAGCGATCATAGCTCTACCCACCAAAGATGGTGGGATAGAGGTTTTTTGCGATCTCGATAATGGATCGCATGACCAGCTTCTACACAAATATGTAGAAGTCGAGCGTCACAACGACGCTATCAAGGTAGAGTATATTTTTCCGGGCGAGCTTCGACTAGATTGCCCGGACAGAGAATGCCGGGAAGCGGCGATCGCAACCGGACTGGTTGAGTTGGTCGGATTTCCGGGCGTAGTCCGACTCAAACCCGGCACGCTGGCCGCGATCGCCGCCAAATTGCCAGTTATCCCGGACTGGCCAAAAAAATTGATGCAAATGGCGAACCTGCGCTGGGCGGACCTGATCGGGGCGGACTTGAGCGGGGCGAACCTGCGCTGGGCGGACCTGCGCTGGGCGAACCTGCGCTGGGCGGACCTGCGCTGGGCGGACCTGATCGGGGCGGACTTGAGCGGGGCGGACCTGCGCGGGGCGGACCTGCGCGGGGCGGACCTGCGCGGGGCGAACCTGATCGGAGCGGACTTGAGCGGGGCGAACCTGAGCGGGGCGAACCTGAGCGGGGCGATTGGAATCCCGCCCACCTGAATTTTTTTTTCGTCTTTTTAAAAATAACAATTGTTATCAACACAACCAAAAAATAATTACGCGATCCGCTCCCACTGCTTCCGGATCGCTTCCTCCGTCCGCTCCAACGTCCTGCAGCAGAATGCCAGGCTATCGATGCACAGCTTTCCATATGCCCTATGCTTCAGCCACCGGCAGCAATTCTCGTATGTCTGGTCCGCCTGGTAGGCCTCCCATAGGCACACAGGCTCGTAGCAGAACATCTCATCAACTGGCTCGCCCGCAATGGCCGCCGTGCAGATGATCATCTCCAGGCAGGTACAGCCGGTGGAGGCATGCTTGCAGGGCATCATTTCCGGCACCTCCTCCCCAGAGCTTTTCCCGCCTGCCAGATCTCGTCCCTCTTCGGCACGTAGTGCCTCGGAAAAATGATGAGCGGCCCCAGCCACTTCCTGCGAATATTCCTCATGTGATCCCTGCCCACGCCCGATGCTTCAGCCAAGCGCAGCACTTTTCATAACTCTGGTCTGCCTGATATTCCAGCCAGAGACGCTGACACTCCCCCCACGCAATCAGAGTTGACAGATACATTTCAAACATCCTCCAACAGTGGACTATCCCGAGGAAAGCCTTCCGCTCCTCTGCTCCTAGAATGACAGGCTCGGGCGGCTTCGGCGTGGCCTTGATGAGATTGCTCTTGGATCGCTTGGTCGTCACGTTCCCGCCTCCCTGACATTTTTTAGAACTCTTTCAAGACTTTCAATGCAAGCCCCCCAAATCGGCCTGGGATCCGACTGCAAGGCAAAGAGAATAGTATCCAGCCTGTCCAGGTCACCTGGCTGAATCTTCTCCAGCGGGATCCGGTCGGTCGTCTCGATGAGCGCGGCCTGTAGGGAGATGGTCCGGTTCTTCTCTGCGATCAGATCCATCTGCGCATCGCAGCGTGTCGTCAGGATCTTGATTACGGCCTCGGCACTCATAGCTGGCATCTGCTCAGCCATGCCCTGCATGGCGGCGGCTTCGGCGGTGATCATGTCGACCAGTACCCCGACTTCCGCTGCGCCTGCTCCCACTCGGCCCGCTGCGCTATGCGATCGATATTGTGTATTTTTTTCGATTTCACCCACGGGTCGTCAAAAAACCCGCATGTACTGCCGCCCTTCGCGCCTTTCTTTTGGCTCATGCTCTCGCCTTCCAGTAGTACATTTTCAGAAGCACTTTTAATGGTGTAAAGTAAATTGTACAGTCGCTCACTCGACCACCTCGACCCGCTCAATTCCTACAATCTGCCAGCCGCCGCCTCTCCGATAGCGTCGGTAGTGGCCGGAAATCTGCACCCGCTGCCCCACCCTGGCGGCCATCCCCGGCCCATATTCCCGTGGCAGCCAGACGTGGTCCCTCCGCATGCCGTTAGAGCATGCGACCTCGTGCAGAATTGGATGTCCTGATGAGGATACACCAGATACCAGGCCGGTGAAAATGAGGCTCATAACCGCCGCTCCACAAAAACGACATCGACATCCTTTGCCGCAACCAACGCGGTAAGCTGCTCGATATCGGCTTCCAGCTCCGCAATGCGCTTGGCCTGTGATGCAATAGCGGGTGAATTCCAGCTTTTTGCAAATTTTTCTAAATGGCATCCCATCATAATGACGAATGGGATCTGCCCGCGCTCTTCTTCCGGGAAATCCAAGAGAATCTTCTGCAATCCTCCGACCCATGCAACTAGCTCTGGAGTGCCAAAGCTCTCGACCGGCTCAGATACAATCCTCTGCAGCCGCTCGATCTCATCCAAGGCGGCTGAAAACGCGTTCATGATTTTTTCGGGTAGATAGAACCCCGGAGCACCCTCAGCATGTATCGCTCGGGCATTCTTCATATCGAAAGGCGGACTCATGGCAGCGCCCCCGTCACATTCCAGAAACAGCCGAACGTATTCGCCAGGATGCTAACATTTAGATCATCACCTGCGAACGAAAAATTTTGGAAGCCTTGCCCGGTCGAGTTGCCAGTGATGGACAGCGAGACTGCCTGCCCGACAACGGTCGCTGCCAAAAAGCATGCTCCGGCGCAAATGGCCCACCAGAGCAGTAACGCGGCGTCACATGGCCTCATGCGCGCCTCACATAGTGCTCGTCTCCGAAGCGGAACGATTGCCAATCGATCTCCGCTTGCTCGTTCCTGATCAGCCACTGCAGCTCTTGGACGCGCATGCTGGCCAGATCCATCCTGAGCTGTGCCTCACCTTTCTTGACTCGCGCGGCCTCGACCGCTGCCAGTTCCATCGTGCAGCCATTTTTCAGCTCTGCTGCCCTGGTTTCTGCATTCTTCCCGATTATTGCGCCAGATAGCATCAGGCCCGCTTCCCTGATCTTCAGAGCCTCTCGTGCCTTCAGATCCTCCTCCGAAACTTCATGCAGCTCTGTCCTGGCAGTCCTGAGATCCTTGAATGCTCGTTGGATCTGCTCTTCTCTGGTTACTGTTTTTTCGCACATTCAATTCACCTTCTTCTGAAGTGCCGAGATTGCCGCGTGGCTGCCGCGAACTTCAATGTCCATATCACCGTCGGACGCACCGACCGCGAACGGAAACTCAATCTCAAAAGGCGGTTGCAGGGCTTCGGGAAACTCTCCGATCCTCAGCCCCATCCCGACCAGCCTCCGCGCTGCCTCCTCGACCGGAAACGCCCGGCCATTAAGCTTGACATTCATTTTTCTCCATCCTCCTCATTTCGCGGTCTATTGCCTTTCGGACGATCTCCGAAAAATTGACCTCCTGATGAGCCGATAGCCACTCATCCTGAAACTGCCCAATGCTGGCAGACCTTATATATCGGGTCGATTTTACCATGTATGTGTGTTATGACTATTAGTATTTATACCTTACGAACGGCATGTAATACTAATAGTCGTAAGTTATATATACTAGCGCCGCCCTATAGGGTATTGCTGAAATGCGAGGTTGAGAGAAATGTGCCAAATGCCATATGAGTTGGGGCATTGTGCCCAGAAAGATGAGAATTCAGAATATGCATACTGCGCGTGTGGTGCGCTGTGGATCGTAGAAAATGGCCAATACAAGTCATGCAACGAGCTAGCAGTGCGAAAGTGCGAGGAGGTGGCCTAGATGGCCAACGTTTCGGGTGTTCGTTTCGTCATGTCCTCGTTTGGACGTGGTTGCAACGGCGGATCGCTGCTGTCATACGGGGCAGTGGTATCTGTAGAGAATCCATATGGAGACGCGGAAAAGTACTTTCTCGTCATCGATCAGATGACGCATGAGAAAAGCGGAAAGTATGAAAACATTCCGCTGAAGGAGTATGAGGCTCTTTGTGACTTGCCGCGAGTGAGGCCTAAGCAGATCTGCACGACCCACGACGGAGGGCCGGATTGGCCGGATTGCTACGCAGGCCATTTCGCCTGGATTCTAGTTCTGCCAGATGGCAGGTGCATCGGCATGCTGAATGCCGATATGGACGGCAGAGGAGAAACTATGTACCTGAAGGGTCACGGGGTGGCCTAGCCATGCCCGCCACCTTCGAGGGGCACGCCAGCCTCGACCTGGAGACCTGGCTCTGGCATCGCGACCACCCCGGCCAGCTCAGCCGCCTGGCGAAAGACGCAATCCGCCGGGGGATCGCCCTGGACTCGCTGCCAGACAGCTTGCGAGACGATGCCCTTGAGGCGGCCACGGCGAAATTCTTCGGCGAATATCCCCTCAGCGATGACTATATCGTCATCGGCCAGGAGCTTACCTTGCATGAGGAGGCTGACGCTCGCGACGATGTAGATATGGACGCCGATGCGGAGCGGCTAGGCATACCTCCCGCCGGGTTCCTGGATACGCTCAAGGAGCTATTCGATCTGGAGTTGGAGATGCAGATGCGAAAGCGGGCGGTGCTGCGAAATGCCGGCATACCCTGATTATATTGATTACCGTAATCTATATATACTCAGGCGTGCTAGTAGGGTATACTGAAAAGGTGACTAAAGATGAGAAAAAATACATGCTCTGGATGGAAACAATATCCTGAATGGACTCATGAAATAGAAAAGAACACCAACGGTGACGCGATAGGTTGTCATCTCGCGGATGGATCACAGAGCTGGAACTGCTCTGGATGTCGATACCGGGACGCCGGGGAGATGCCGGTGGTGGCCTAGTGCCCCGTCCGAAGCTCTTCGGGAAGGCCCGGATCTTTCGGCTGGAAAAAGAGGATGATCCGCCCTTCGACGCGCTGGCGGTGGCTGGTGGGATGACTGGCAGCGAGCTAGCCAGGGCGATCATCCGCGAGAAAATCAAGGAGAGTGAAAAGAAATGATCATTGAATTTCGCGAAGGTTGCTCTCTGGAGATCGCCCATATCGGCACCAGGGAGGAGATCGAAATGGAGATCCTAATCGAGTGCGCACAACGCGCGACAGATTCTCTGGCCGATATTGGTCGGGTGGTATATACGGTGTTCTCCGATGCATTCATCGCGCTCGGGAAAGCCCTCTGCGAGATCGGCGAAAATATGAAGGCCATGATATGAAATTGATACTATCGATATTGGCGGCGCTGCTTCTGGTAGCGCCAGGAATCGCAATGACAGATACTCAGGCGGCCTACCTGAAGGGCTTCCAGGCGGGATACGATATGCGCGCCCTCTGGCAGGATGACGTTGCCGCCTACAATGTCGAGGCTTCCGTCTTCAACGCATCCCTCGCGGCCAACCTAAACGAGTCTGAGGCAGCCGCCTTCATGCTACCCCTGGCGGCAGAGCGGATAGCGCCGGTGCCGGTCATCTTCAACACGAGCATTCCAGTTGGGGAGCTGAGGAAAGTATGAAGTCGATTATCCTATTTTTTGTGGGCCTCATAGCCATTCTTTCCGCGGCTTCGGCTTACACTGATTGTCAGCAGGCCATGTACGACGGCACACAATTGAGCTGGAAGATGGCCACGGCCTACGCAGCCCAGGATGTTCCGACCTACAATGCCCTGGTCGATCAGTGGAATGCATGGGTCCGGGCCAACTTCGGGGAGGATGCCAGCATGCTCCTGTCACCGTTGACCGGGCCGGTGGATCTTTCGAAGCCTTATCTCCTCGCCAACAACACCACGCAAGGCGGCATGGTGCATGCTATCGATGGATCGAATACGGCCGGGGGCGCTAAGTACACAACCAACGACATGAACCTGCTCCCAGATCCGAAAAATATCAGCCAGATCAAAACCGAAGGCGGGCAATGGCTGGGCGGGATCTAATCGTTTCCTTTTGCATTTTTTTCTACATCGAGCAACAGCCTGATCCTGTCTGCCCTTATTCCCGCCAGCCGATAGGCCCTCTGGGCGTCGCTCATTTTCGGCTGGAGTTCTTGTAGCTTCTTTTTGATCTGATCTGCTTTCCGTGACCCATCCTTGTATTCGGCTAGATCCCCGGCTAGTTCCTGCTGCGTGTCTTCGATCTTTGCCAAATCCTGAAACGCTTTCTCTAGATCGTCGAAAGCCTGATTCACGTCTCCCGCGTTTATCATATATATTCACACCTTTTGTATATAACACAAAGCATAGTAAAACGGCAAGCTATCCACAGCATCCCCCGCGAAGATCGTGCCTTCCGCTGCGCTGTGACCATGAGCGGTGCCACTGCCCGCGCTGGCCGTACTGCCCGACGAATACACACTGCTGCTAGTACTATAGCCCTCCGAGGTGGCAGAATTTGTCGCTCCCCCAGACCCGCCGTACTTGTCTTGGAATGGGTGCCTGTGGGATGCAATCTCGGCAGTCGTCAAAGAGTGCCCGGTAACTGTGATCGTTCCGGCTGCTGTGAATGTTGCCGATCCGCCTGTATCTCCGACCGAATAGCTAGATCCTGTCCCGGCCCCAACGGGAAATTTTCCCCTCAAATCAATGGTGCCCCCGGTGCCGTCGCATAGGTGCCAGCCAGACGGAATGCTGCCGGTTGAGCCATACCAGAGAATTACCAGACCCGCAGGGACTCCGAGGCCTGCGAAAGACGCTGCGTGTAGGTTTCCAGTGGACTTGTAGATGAGATCAGCATCGGCACCGGAACCAGCGCCATCATTGCCAGCGTACCAAAACGTGCTCTGCATCTCGGCCTGTGTATAGTAGCTGGCATCATGAGTATGCGTGGCTAGATAGCTAGACGACTCCGTATATATAGTCTCGAAGTTGTCCATGACCGTCGTAGTGACGAAATCCCCCGACGCCCATGAATTGTGATTTTTTGTGTACGCCATCCGATCACCTCACGCATACTTCATGATATAATATAGGCTGTGATATTTCGGGCGAGGATTGATTGCAGCCAGGGTCGCCGTGCTTCCGGCATGTGTGTGGGTGCCATCACCCGATGCCTGCGCCAGAATGGCAGTCGATCGGCTGGTCAGAGCCAGCGATGATTGGCTTCCGATATCCCCTTGCCATATATTTTTTTGATTACACAGCTCTTCGAATGTGTGGTTATGGGCTGGGAGTTCTGTAGTTGTGAGCTGATGATTTCCGACTGTGACTGTTCCCGTAGGCAAAATGGTGCCATCGTAAGTAGCCGGTCCGCCCGTAGCACCTACTGCGTAGCTCCCACCGGCGCCAATCACGAACCTATCTCTCATATCTGGCGAAGCCTTTCCACCATACGTTCCACCATCACAGATGTGCCATCCAGTGGGCACAGCGGCATCTGTGCCGGACCAGATCATGATAGCGCCGAGCGGCATCACCGAGGCCACCAGGTCGGAGAAATGCTGCCCATCCAGCTTGTCGGCATCGAAATCGGTGTAGAATGCTGTGGTGAAGAAAGCCGCATCAGAGGCAGTCTTCGTATAGTACCTAGTATCGTGATTATGGGCGTCCGCATCCTCTTTTGTAGCATCCCACTGAGTTTCTATATAATTCCAGGCCTTGCCAGAGGACAGATGGGTGAGATCTGTGGCAGACCACGGATCGTGGTATTTCGTGTAGCTCATGGAATCAGCTCTTCATGATGGCGCAAATCGCATAGTAGGGCGGCTTCTTGTCCTGGCTATCGGTACCATCCCAAGAGGCCGAATGTGTATGCGATCCACCATCCCCGGTGTATCCGGTGTAGTTGGTATTGTCGGCGATGGTACTCGCGTACACAGATCCCCCCGAGGTCGAACTTTCATACGATGGGTAGCTAGGATAATAATCAGTAATCGATCCATGCGTATGTGTTGGGATTTCATCTGCTGTCAGCGCATGCCCGGCTATCGTGATCGTGCCGGTGGTGGTGACGGTATCCGCGCCACCCGTATCTCCTTTGCTGTAGTGACTACCAGCTCCGACTATGAATCGATCTCTGAGGTCTGGCGTCCCATTCAGGCCATTGCAGAGCAGCCAGCCAGAAGGGATGCTTGCCTCACTGCCAGACCACCAGCAGATCACGCCCGCAGGCGATCCAGCTGCAATGATTTGATCTGCGGTGTAGCCATCCAATTTTTCGCATATTAGCCCAGTGCCGGTTCCGTCATTCGCGGGTGTAAAATACTTGGCGGCTGCTTGTGCTTCGGTGTAATAGTTGGCTGCGTGAGTGATAGCATCGATATAACTTACCGCCGATCCATACATCTCTTCGAGATTATCGAGCGCAGTGAGTTTGGCAGTCGTGTCCATCGAATGCTCTCGCCAGACGGTCTTAGTGTAGCTCATGCTGCCCCATTGATATATGTCGCGTTCACTTGGTAACTTTCCAAAGAGCTTTTCAACCTGTTGAAGTTTGCTCGGAAAAGCTCGACCCCGGAACCATAAGCGAGGGTCGCCGAATCCCCGCCCCAGAATACAACCTCGTCTATCTCACCAACTGCCTCGGATGGCGAAATAAACGAATATGAATGAAATTCATCATCTTCTGTAATGTCCGGCGCGCTTGTGTGTAGCTTGCGAAAAATGCAAGCCCCATCACGCCAAAACTCGATATGGAGTGTTCGGTCTTCCTCTTCGAAGCAGGGCCAAGAGTCATCCGATACCATCAACCCTGCACCGATAGCGGCGACCGTGAACGGATTGGGTCGATCAATCGTCTCAAATGTGTGAGAAAAGTTATAAAGTTTGGTCACGCCAGTCGAGTCAGCTACGCCTTCACTGACCGTATATTGGAGCTGGATCTGCGAATTAAGAAAGTTTTCCCAGTCTTCTTGAACTGGGCCGTGCACCGCCTGGACAGCGTACTCTGTGTCCCCGTCTTTCACGCTCTCGTTCACTGAGCAGATCAGGATATCTTCATTGATGCCCTGATAATTCCATGCCTGCAAGACCCCGGCAGCCAGCCCGGACCGGCGCGTCTTGTAGCTGATCTGGATGCCATCGACGCCGTACTCTGTGAGCTTCGCATTGGCATACTCACCGGCAGCGGTGATCGACTCAGAGACTCATCTACCGTGAT